GTATTTATTAGATAGTCTTTCATCATGTAATTTTACCAGTTTCGAAGTTACTTAGCAACACTGTATTCACTAGGCGGTGAAGGAAGGGGAATGCCGAGAGTCCCTATAGACCACTCCTCAATCCTCCTGAGAAGGTCAACCATATCACCTCTGCCAAGCGGCGGGTTGGTCAGTGTTCGTGTTCTAGGCTCCAGGAGAGTCTTGCCGACCTTCATGGCCTTAGTCTTGCCAAGGAACAATTCACAGACAACATCGTGCATCACGAACCCTTCCTTATCTAGGTTCTTGTAGGCATCAGGCCACTTCGCCCTCATCTCTTTTGACAGGTGCCGCATCCAGATCCAAAACACAGCTTTACAGTCCATCAGCCCGGAGTCGTGCTCAATTCGAATCTTCACCGGATACTTAAAGTCGATCGTGGAGGTGGCCTCTCCGATCGCGGCTAAGAGCGCATCCCTAGAACCCGCTTTACCGCGATACTCCTGCGCCTTCAGGCTTGGGATGTCATTAGGGCCCAGAGCCTGCGGGCCTTTTGTAGTCGTCGCTCTTTGTCTTGCAGCTCCCATTTTAGATTCCAGTTCTCCAGTTCTAGTGCTTTAAGGTCTTCTAGTGCTTGCTTGTAGAGTTCTTGGTAGAAGATCTCCTGCTGTTCTTGATGTTCAGATGAGTGATATAGTTCTTCACTTTTGCGTCCGGCTCTTTCGGGGCCGTTCTTCTGTCTGGGGTCTCCCCTGTCATCTCTTTTGTTTTGTGGTAAGCCCATCCGTCCTTGTAACCCTTCTGTCTGGCGTAGTGAAGAAACATTGAGTAGATTTCCTGGCGGCGCTCTTTAGTGAAGCGTGGAGCCTTGACCTCGACTAACTCACCCTCTTCGGTCTCTACGTGAGATGAGGGAGTGTACTTGTACCCGCAGTGCGGACAGACAGCAGTGGTCTTGAGTGCTCCGCAGTTGGGGCAGGGCTTGGGGAGCTTCTCCTCCCTCTCCTGCTTCTCAGTGTTCTTGGGCGATCCGTCACACAGGCTGTCATAGTGTATGTCGGTGACAAAGCCCAGACGTTGTGTGGTATCCGAATGGTCGAGTATAAGCGCATATTCCTTTCCCGGTGCTGTTCTGAGTGCTCGCCCAACCATCTGGACGTACTTGATATCTGACCGCGTAGGGGTGGCTAGAACGAGCGTTCGAACGTCCCAGTCCACCCCCGCAACGAGGCATCCCACATTGCACACTACATCAACTTCACCAGAGTGAAACTTTTGCCTTATAATTTCTCGCTCATCCGGTTTGGTTAGTGCGTCAATGTACGCGGCGTTGACACCTTTTGCGATAAAAGACCCTTGAAGCTCTGCAGCGTGGGCTCGGTTTACCGCGAACAGGATTGTCTTTTCTTGCGTAGACTTCTCCAGCCATGTGTCAACAATGGATGCCACCAACGTGGAATTAGAGACCTTGGTGTACAGCTGTCCTTGGTGGTACTCCCCGGCAACAATCTTGACGCCTGTTAGGTCTGGAGAGGAGGGCGCGAAGACTCGAAAGTCTGACAGGTAGCCCCTTTGAATGAGCCCCCTCACCGTCTCTCCAATCACCAGGGCGTCCCAGTGATTCGCCATCCCTTTAGCCCACGGGGTAGCGGTAAGGCCGACAAAGGGTACGCCTTGTTTCATCCACGAATGAATGAAGGACGATCTCCTGTGGGCCTCATCAACAATCACCAGATCAACGTCTGGGAATATTCTCCTCCTGGCCAATGTGTCGACAGAGCAAACCTGAACGGCTGCTAGAGGGTCGTACAGCATGTGGTCCGCTTGGACAACACCAATATCTCTAATCCCTTGTTTCACGAAAGACTGCCAGGTTTGGTCGACTAGAGATATGTACGGAACCAGAAAGGCCGCTTTCTTGCCTTTGCTTAACGCCCGTTTTATCATATCCCCTGCGACCACGGTCTTGCCCGCACCCGTAGGAAGCTGGAGGATTACGCTTCCCTTAGATGCAGCACGACGAGTGTCGTGTACCGCCTTAACCTGGTAGTCTCTCAGCTCCATCAGAAGGGTATATCGTCGTCAACGGGAGCAAAGGATGGTGCAGGCTGGGAGGGTTGCCCTGCCTCATACTTGTCCGAAATCTTCCCCTTCATGCGTGGTGCGTTGGGGTTGTTGTTCGGGTTTTCTGCCGTCCAGAGAGCAACGTCGATCTGCTCTCCTGCCTTGATGTCCCTGTGAGCGAAGAAGTGCCCTTTAGCGACTGGTGCGTTCGGTGACGCATCATCCCTCTTGCCCCATAAGGCAATCTGGCCCTTGTTATCGTATTCCATAGTAACTCCTATGCGTAGTAAAGGTGTGGTTTAAAGTAGAGCCCCTCGACGGAACTCGGGTGGTTATTCCATTTCCTGGAGAGCCACTCAGGGGCCGACTCCGCGATGATCGGGTACTTCTGGCCATCTTCGAAGTAAACCTCATACCGAAGGATGTGCCCCTCAACGTCTCTCAGGTCGTTCATGACTCCGGCAGATCCTCTCCGGCATAGATGTACAAACCTAAACCCAGCATTGCAATGGCCTTGACCAGACACCGCTGAAGTGCGGTGTTGACATCAAAAGCATTCGGCTGCGGGATGGGCTTGTTCTGGTGGTTGAGCACAGGGAAAACTTCTGTCTGCTGATCTTCATTTGTGAAGACTGTCACCTTGACGTAAGCAAAACCCTGGCGATCGATCATGTAGGGAATCTCGTATTGATTCTCACCCGATACGGTAAAGGTGTGCTTCTGAAACCTCGCTTCAGGGCAGTGCTTCTTCAGTGTGGACCAAGCCCACGTCCAAGAGAGGTAGTTAAACTTGCCCTTCTTTTCGACGTGCTTGCTGCAGTCGATCTTATTCAACCGATCAAATAAACTCTCTTCGCTCATCGTCGTCTCCCTATGTTCTCGTAATAGACCTCTTTCAAGGTCTCCAAAACGTACCGCTCCAGATCCAGCATGTAGTCTCTGGTGACACTTGAGTCATCGCCCTCTTTAAAGAAGATAGCGCCAGACTCCAAGGTCTTGACCATCTCCTCCGAACGCTCAATAGCGGCCCTGATTGTTGGCATTCTCGCAATCACTTCTCACTCCTCTGGGCAAATGTCATAAACTCCGAATCGGGCTTGCGGTAGTCATCAGGGTTAAGTCCCGCCGCCGTCAGCTTGGCGTTATCAATGCCGCCTTTACGGGTGCGCTTGACGTAAGCCAGACCACCAGGAAACACCGTGTCTACACCGCCAGCCATTCTCTTTAGCTCAGCCTCAACACTTCTCAAGTCAAGAGAGACAGTCTCCTGCAGATTCTTCAGTTGAGTCCTGCGCTCTACCAGTACGGACGCTCGCTCCGCGTCGTAGTTTACTGGTTCGGGGTTAGCAAAGGCCTCCCATGCAGCCTTCAGTTTATCGATCTGGGCTCCGGTGACAAAGCATTCAATTAAGCGGAAGTCTTCACCCGGAATGTAAACAAAGAAGTAAGTTCTAGCGGTAGGAACAACCATCTCCTGGTGCACGATCTGCCAGACGTAGTGCTCTGGAATAACGTTATACCAAGCGCCCTCAGTCTGCAGCTGGGCCCACAGTTTCGAGTCCTGCTTGCGGTAGGGGCACTTGATCTCCACCTTGACTGACTCGTTCTCATCAGTACCGAAGGCGTCAAGAGACGCGGAGTAAACCCCATCGCGATACACTACAGGCTCAAGGGAGACGCCTAGCAGCTCCTCTGCCTTTTGCTTAGCCTCGTCTTCGTAGCGGTTACCGTAGTCAGTAGCCACGTTGCCCTTGAAGTCGTCCTCGCGGTTTTCCTTGACCTTCCTCAGCTTATCGATGGTCTGGAAGGGGTTGCAGCCCATAACAGTCCCGGCCTCTGATGCGTTTCGGTGGTCGTATCGGTACTCCAGCCACTCTGGTGAGCCTTGCTCTAGTTCAATCTTTTCTAACATATGTGTCTCCAGTTGCCCTTTTGATCTGAAACAGATTGTACCAGAACGAATCCACTGTTCAACCCCAATTTAGCACTATAACTCAGGTTTATACCTCTTCCAAAGTTACCCTGATCCTCACGGGTGGCCATTCATCCTTCCAGTAATCCTGGTCATGCTTAATCCTGTGAATGGTCGGCAGGTTTGCTTTGTCTCCGTTGAACTTCTTGGCGTTCTTCCATTCGGACCATTGCAACTTTCCTACCCAGCCAGTTGTAATTCTGTTCATATCTTTCCTCAAGTTATAGCTAGCCTTTTTCCCCCAGCATCCCCCTACTCATCTGGAAGATGCTGCTCCCCTCTCTGGAGAAGAATACGGCAGAGCCGCTGGGTACTCATTGTCCCCCAAACCTCACTTACTTGCTGAGGTTATCCGTGATTGAGTGTTCACGGTGCGATCCACAGGGATGCTGGGTTCCTGTTGACAAGGCGGGTCAGAGCAGGACCCCCCATTATACGGATTTTCAACTTGAACTCAAGCCAAAAATATGGATAATAGAGAAAATTGCATAAATTATGCACAGGAGTGCAGATTGAAGAATAAATTAACCATCCCCAAACTCAAGAAGAAGCTAGACTCTGTTTTTTCAAAGTACATCAGGTACAACTATTCTCCAGATGGGGAAACAGTCGCCTGTTTTACCTGTGGGGAGGTTCATCCCATTAAAGAGATGGACAACGGTCACCATATCAGTCGAGCAATAAGCCCTACCAGGTATTCCGAGTCTAACTGTCGGCCTCAGTGCCGATTCTGCAATCGGTTCAGGGAGGGAATGCAACATGAGTTCGCTAGGAACCTCCAACTTGAGATAGGTCAGGACGCCTATGACGAACTATTAAGGGAGTCCAGAAGGCCTTGGAAGTGGGACCGGCAGTGGTTAATCGATAGAATCGAATACTATCAAGAGGAATGTAAACAGATGGGGGTCAAGTAGGCCCCCTAACTATTCTTAGCATCGCCTCAAGCGATTGCGCCCAGCCCGCTCTCACATCCTCGTCTTGGATGTTTTCCAGAAAGCTCGCCAGTGATCGTGATGACAAGTAGGTCTCTCCTAGCGCAATCTCAACAGTAATGTCCTCGCTCCAGTCCACAAAGTCTAAGCTGACAGAAGTTCTTATCGCTTCCGCCACATCGCCCTCAAGAATGGTTGCTTTGGCTACGTGCACCGGCTTTATATCAAATGCTTTCATTTTTTTTCCTCGCCCTATAGGCCTTAAATCTTGCTGTTCTCGTTTCATGGTCTACATCATCGAAGTGCTTGTTCACCTCGCGCCCGAGGGAGGCGTTACACCTCCCCCTTATGGCGTCCCTCTCTTCTTTAGTGATTAACCCTAGGCCGTAATCAATATGGCTCTGGGCGATCTCTCTGGCTTCAGGCTTCAATGTTTCGGCACCGCGGTGAGCTTCGGTTTATCCGGCGGATCTGCCACCAGATCAAAAAGCATTGACAAGGCTTCAGCAACCGTTAAATCGTACGCCGCATCGGTCTCGAATGCTATCCCGTGATTACCATAAGAGAGCACAATAAACTCCTCCTCTACTGTAACCACTACCTGAGCCGGTGGCATGTAATCTTCATCCATTTTCTGTCTCCACTATTGCCGCGATGTTAAACCAGTAATCCTGGTGCTCCTGATTCTTGGCGCTATCCGCTCTTTTCAGAACCGACTCCAACGCTCCGGCATTGCCGTACCTCTTAATCAAAGATAGCGCAATATCCCGCTCAAGATCCAACCTCCCTCTATCCTCCGGTGGATTGTAACCTGAACTGTGAAAGTGCCATTCAAATTCTCTAAATCCGCCCATTATTTCAGCCTCGCATAAGTTTCAGGGTAATCATATTGCAGCGCGGTATTGTGCCGCTTCAACGCCGTAGCGTCTCTCTGGAGAAGATACCGTTTCCGGTCCTCTTTTCGATCGACCTCAAGCAGTCGCATGTCACAGAAAGCCGTATAATCCGCCAGCTGATCACCGCTCATCATAACCACCGGCTCTATCAGATTGGCTTCCCGGTCGCAATTGTTCGCGATTCTCAGCAGCTTTTCAGTGTGCGGTGATCCGTCCGGGTATCTAGCAAGCGAGGCATTTGCTGATGCTCTCAGCTGGGCTGCAATCGTTTCTAAGTCTTCTTTGGTAAACATCTCTCTTCCCTCTTGGTTAATAGGGCGCGGTATTTGCGCCACTCGTTAAGCATAACCCATTTTTCAGGGTATGTCATGATAAACTTATCCAGCCTTTTGTAGTAGGCTGAGCGTCTTTCGTCATTGTTCATAGTTTGCCCCACTGCTGCACCATTGGGGAATCAAATGCAATGCCCCATTGCTCGCTTCCGCTCGCGTGTTTGCGAGTATGGTTATCCGGCATAAGCATTGCTATGATACCCCTCGGCCATGTCCTGCAGCTGCAGGTATACATCATGCTCACATGATTCAGGATCTGGCTTAACTGACATACCAGGTTGAAATATGCGGCCAATGATGCATGATGCCTCATACGTGCGGCTGAACTGCCCGCCATGCCATTCTGTTACATGCCAGTATGCGCCAATAAGAATATCATCCACGCCAGCGCATCCGATACCCTCTAAGTACCAGATATCCTCACCTTCCCCCTGATATGCCCCAATCGCCTCCCATAACGCTGCTATGGCGTTGATGGTGCGAATGTAGTCAAGATTGCCAGTGATCATGAATAGATTGTGTTCCACTAGTCGATGTAGCCGCTTGATGCTTGATAGTGTTGCCATATTGTGTCCCTTATACAATATCTCTGGAAAGAATGATTATAGGCGCAAATACCGCCCCGGTCAAACAATGGAATAAAACTAGCTCCGGTGGTGTGCCTGTCAGTACCAGACCATAACAGCAGGCCGGAAATAGCAGTGCTAGGAAAATTCTTAGCGCGAGTTTAGTGCCCATAATTACAACCTATCATCCATTCCTCGCCATTGGTAAGCTTCACTTTTGTCTCAAATGACCCACAGCACCCGCGCCGCTCGATTCCCTTGTATGATGCCTTAAGCCAGTCGTCATCTAATCTATACGCCCGATGGTTATCAGCGCAATCTAACTCGTTCCTGGCTATCTCGTATCGCAATGCATCCGATATCTCATCGGGATAAATGTGATGCTCTCCCTGGACGGGCTCCCATCGTTCACGCATCCTAATGATGGCATGGTCCGGCACATTGTGGACGTTGCCATAATCACCGCAACAGTGCGTCACAATAACGGGAATATTTAGCTCTTTTGCCATGTCCAGATACGGTTGAATTTCCCATTGCTGGGAAAAGGTATTAGCGACGCAAACAAGCTTTCCAGCTGCTAGCAGTGATCGAGCGTAATCCCGGCACCATTGGTGCGAATCCTTTAACCTGGATGGATCAAAGTTATATTGTCCATCGTCACCGGCAAAGTAATCATCTGCAGCGATATCAAAGCCACCATACATATCAGCAGTTCGCTTTGCCTGTGTTGATTTACCGCTTCCAGGTAAACCACGATATAGCCATAAGCCAATACCAGTGCCGGACAATCCGCCAGATAATTTATAGATTGTTCTCATTTTCGCGCCCCATATCTGTCGAGTGTGTTATTCAATACGCGCATTTTCTCGCCAAGCTTGTTAGCTTCCCAGTGATTGCCACGCTGAATGTGCTTTTCTCGCTCGGCATTCAATTGCTTAAGCTTGCGCTGAATTTGATCGATAGTAGATTGATGCATGGTTATCTCCTATGCTGCGATGGTGAAATGATGCGGATCAATGACAAAGCCGCTAGTATCGTGCTTTGCGCGTCCCTTTGCTTTCAAGCCTACAATAACGCCCGTATCATCCAGGAATCGTAAATCGGATTCGTCACCATTTCTCACCGGACGCCCTAAATATGTTTCCGGCAATTTATCCCTGAATACCACTACAAGGTTAATATCAGACCGTTGCGTGACAGTCGCGGCTGATAGCGCGTATTTTTGGGACGCTTCGCTATAACTTACCGACAGATGATAGTTTTCAGGCAAGGGGCGCATAACCCGTTTGAACACCTTAGTGTAGTCATAAAACTGCACTGCAGGGAATACGTCAAAAATGGTTTTGCCATCAATGGCGATAGTCTCCCAGAGAATGTCCGAAGTACCATTCAAGCGAACAACAGGCACTAAACCTTTCCTTTCCGCTTTGCGGATGAATGCCTGAATTTCGGCTATCAGCTGTCGCATGAATGCGTCACGATCCTTGTTAAACAGATCACTACGCGCAATACGTGCACGTTGAATAGCATTGTCGGGCAGATCACCGCCGTCTGTCGCAAATACCGCTTTATCCTTAGCGATACCGCCACGCCCTGCTGTATTAAGGCATCCCGCCGCGCATCCGGCTTGATCCGCCATAGGACATAGGTTAACGCCCGATGTGGAGTATGGTGCAAGGTATAAAACAGCGGTCATGTACCCTTGCTTTTGACCCTTGACGGTTTTTGCGTTAGCGTCAATATTGAGTAGCTTCATTGTTCTATTCTCCTTCCTGTTCATCTGCAGGGCAGAAAAAGTAGTAATCCGCCCCGCAATCGTAATATATGTCAATGCCGTTCACCGTGTCAACGTATCTGGCGTGCACAATGGTTGATGGCGTGGTTTCTATCTCACTCCATACCATGCCGCGTGCTACCGCAATTGCGCGTTCTTCGATTGCGTTGTGGTATTCTAAAATGAAGGCGTAAGCATTGTATTCCATTGTCTATTCTCCTGGTGTCTACTATTGGCAATCATTGTGATTGCCTCTTGGTTTATTGGGTGTTCTTACCACCTTAGCCCCAATCAAGGGGCTTGTAAAGGGGTTTGTTGTGATTGCTTATGGCATCTTATGCGCTGCCTGCAGCAAGTAGGCCGCCCTGTGGTTGAATTCATCTGCAAGCGCCTCATCCTGCCAGTTTGCCTCGATATGGTCTGCCTTCATTGACGCGATTTCTGCCAGCATTTCCAGAATCTGTGCAAATGATGAATGGTCCACCATCTGCTCTAGCGCATCTACCGCGTCATTGTGCAGCTGCACGTTATTCCTGTAAAACTCTGCAATCATTTTGCTCATTGTTCTGTGCTCCTCTGCACGTTGTTGATGTAGCTATAATGCCACAGCTGCGCCCTATGTCAATTAGACTTTCTAATCGGTGCATTAGATGAACTAATACAAGTACTGATGCTTATATACCTACCGCCTAAATGCCGAGAGTTGTATGTATATCCAGTACTGTATAAGTTTACAGTATTTTCTCCGACACAGTGAACTAATGTTGGTTTTTGTTGTCTAATAAACCATTATTCAATACGTGTCAATCAATATATAACTGTTTATACTGATACATAAATGTTAGTGATACCCATCATATTGGCGCGGTGTTTGAAATGGGCGGATACCTTATAGGGCTCCCACATAGCCACCCTCACCACATGTTAGCCAAATCCACCACCTGGTCAAATCCACTACATTGTGGTCAATCTCACCACTTCCAGTTAGGCATAGGTGCTCGCGATACATGCCATTCCGGCAAGTGTCCGATAATGAACACTTCAGGTTAGTGTCCGCTATTGAACACCACTGGATGGATGTACAGTACTGTATGAATATACAGGGGCGGGGAGGGGGGATGGGCTCGGTTAATTAGTGTTGTACCACCCCAGACACAAAATGAAGCAAAAGTCAAACCGCTAACTTACTGATTTGCAACGATATTCTAAATCGAGAGAAATTATCGTTAGGTTCAGAGAAGAAAGTGGTTGACAGACCCTGTTGACTTATAGTAATATGCGGTCTCGGGGCTGAAAATGGCGCAAGACCCAACGGGAAGTTGAAGGACGGTGGTTCGATTCCACCCAGCTCCACCAGGATAATCTATGGCACTCAGTAAAGGCCGGCAAGAGGCAGTTAGATGGCCTTAAGTGAAGCAGATCAGAAGAAGTTAGCAGAGCGCAAGGAAATCAACCTGAAGCGCCGGAGTAAGCCGACCAAGGCTGAAATTGAGGCTAAGAAGAAGGGTAATCGTGGTAAGATAGGCCGTCCCAAGGGCGATGCCTCCATTATCAACGAGTACAAGGCGAGGATGCTCGCTTCTCCCAAGTCCAGGAAGGTCTTGGATGCGATCTTCAGGGCTGCGCTGGACGACGATCATAAACATCAGGCGGCTGCATGGAAGCTAGTCATGGATAGAGTCCTCCCTACGGCCGCATTTGAGAATGAAGTCTCCAAGGGGGCTGGAAAGTCTCAGATCCAGATCAACATTACTGGCGTAGGACAGGTAGATGTTGGGTCAAGTGACCACATCTCTGATCACGGGCAAGGCCCGCATCAACCCATAGAGGCGGAATTTGAAGACGTATAAATACTTCAATGTAAGCGAGTTCGACTGCCAGCACACGGGTGATAACATGATGTCCCCCGGATTCATCATGAAGCTGGACAGGTTGAGAGAGGTGTGCGGATTCCCATTTGTGATTACCTCTGGTTACCGCTCTCCTAAACACCCGATCGAGGCAGCTAAATCCTCTCCGGGCACTCATACGATGGGTATCGCCGCAGATATCGCCATTAGGGGCGGCTGGCAGAGATTTAAACTGGTAGATGAGGCCTTAGCGGCAGGGTTCACCGGAATCGGGGTAGGGGAGGACTTTATTCACCTGGATACCCGCCAATTCCCAATGATGTGGATTTATGGATCTTGATATCCAGCTTCTGCCCTGGCAACAGAAACTTTGGGTGGATTCAACTAGATTTCAGGTGATAGCGGCTGGAAGACGGTCTGGTAAATCCAGATACGCCGCGTGGAAGATCATAGTAAACGCTCTTGAACCGGGGGACGGTCAGGTATTCTACGTCGCTCCCACCCAAGGACAGGCAAGAGATATCATGTGGGGGCTCTTGTTGGACCTAGCAGCACCAGTTGTTAAGTCATCCCACATCAACAACTTGCAGATAACCCTGATTAACGGGGCTGTGATTAGCTTAAAGGGCGCTGATAGACCAGAAACCATGCGCGGTGTTTCATTGAAATACCTGGTCATGGACGAATACGCGGATATGAAGCCGTCTGTCTTTGAGGAGATCCTTAGACCGGCTCTGGCAGACAGGAAGGGTAAGGCCCTGTTCATTGGTACGCCGATGGGCAGAAACCACTTCTACGAGCTGTACAAGTACGCTGAGCTAGAGGACGATCCTACTTACAAGGCTTGGCACTTCACCTCATACGACAACCCGCTGTTGGACCCGGATGAGATTGATATAGCCAAGAGATCAATGTCGTCTTACGCCTTCAGGCAGGAGTTCATGGCATCTTTCGAAGCTAGGGGCTCGGAGATGTTCAAGGAGGATTGGATCAAGTATGGATCTGAAATCGAAGGAGACAAGTACATTGCAGTCGACCTTGCCGGATTCGAAGAGGCGGGAAAGAAGCGGTCAAAGAACTCCAGGCTCGACGAAACGGCGATTGCTATTGTCACTGTCTCTGAGTCAGGATGGCTCATTGAGAATATCATCCACGGACGATGGACGCTTGATGAGACTGCTGCAAAGATATTCCAAGCCGTTCGCGATTACCAGCCTCTCGCCGTAGGGGTTGAGAGAGGTATTGCTAAACAAGCCGTGATGTCACCCCTGACGGACCTCCAGAAGAGATACGGCCAGTTCTTTCGAATACAAGAATTGACCCACGGCAACAAGAAGAAGACCGATCGAATTATGTGGGCACTACAGGGAAGATTCGAAAACGGGTACATCTCACTCAAGAAGGGTGACTGGAATGCGAGATTCCTTGATCAACTATTCCAATTCCCTGACCCGCTAACACACGACGACCTGATTGACGCTGTGGCCTACATTGACCAACTCGCCAACGTCGTCTATGACTACAACTTCGAAATCGATGACCATGAAATCTTAGATATTATAAGTGGCTATTGATGTATAAGAACTGTTTTAAGTGTGGGGCGACCAAGCCGCTCTCGTCATTCCATAAGCACAAGGGGATGAAGGATGGCAGGCTGAACAAGTGTTCCTCCTGCGTGGTCAGGAATGTTGCGAGGTGGCGGAAGCTTAACCCAGAGTGCAGATCCGAAGAGCACGCTAGGGTCAGAGAGAGGAATGGGCGCATGACTCGACAGGAGTATTTCGCTAAGCTCAAGAGAGAGGCTATTGGTCGAAAGGCTTCCAGCACAAAGTACGCATCAAAGCGCAGGCTGCGAGTCGACACGCTCGACCCCTTTACGGAATTTGTGATGGAGGAGTGCAGTCTTTTAGCGCAGGATAGAGAAGAGATCACTGGCATGAAGTGGCACATAGACCACATTGTACCGCTTTTCCATAAGGACGCATGCGGGCTTCATGTTGCAGCAAATCTTCAAGTCGTTCCGGCGTGGTGGAACCACAAGAAGCGTAATTTTAACATGGACGAATACATAATTGCAGGCTATTGATATGAGCGAAATCTTTGAACTCGACCCACTGATGGCTGAGCAAAGCATTGAAGAGTGGGTAATGGCCAAGTGCAACAACTGGCGTGACCACTACGAAGGGAATTACGAGGATAAGCACCAGGAGTACTACCGCCTTTGGAGAGGTATCTGGGCAGAAGAGGACAAGACGAGGGCGTCAGAGAGAAGCAAGATCATCTCCCCGGCACTTCAGCAGGCGGTAGAGTCCAACGTCGCAGAGCTTGAGGAAGCAACCTTCGGCAGGGGTAAGTGGTTCGACATCTCAGACGAAATGGGCGACTCGGAGAGGGACGATGTGATGTTCCTCCGAAACAAGCTCACAGAGGACTTCTCTCAAACCGGCATTCGTAAAGCAGTCGCAGAGTGCCTTATCAACGCTGCGGTCTTCGGGACGGGTGTCGGTGAGATTGCGATCGAGGAAGTCAAGGAGATGGCTCCCGCAACCCAACCCGTCATGGATGGCGAGCTTCAAGCCGTAGGCGTGACCATTAAGGATAAGGTAAAGGTCAAGCTCAAACCCGTAGTCCCACAGAACTTCCTAATTGACCCTGTAGCGACTTGTATTGAGGACGCTATGGGCGTTGCGGTAGATGAGTTTGTCTCCATGCACCACATCCGCCAACTCCAGGAGAAGGGAGTTTACAAGGACGTCTACGTCGGTGAGGCATCTCCCGACACGGATTTGGAGCCAGACCAAGACCTGACCATCTACCACGATGATAAGGTTCGCCTCACCAAGTATTACGGACTCGTTCCTAAAGACATACTAGAAAAAGAGACTGACGTAGAGGCTGAGGGAGAGTACGTCGAGGCGGTTGTCGTGATCGCTAACGGTGGAGTCCTCCTCAAGGCGGAAGAAAACCCCTACATGATGCAGGATCGCCCTGTGGTTGCGTTCCCGTGGGATGTCGTGCCCTCAAGATTTTGGGGCAGGGGCGTATGCGAAAAAGGCTATAACTCGCAAAAAGCTCTTGATACAGAGCTGCGGGCTCGTATAGATGCGCTTGCGCTCACTGTCCACCCTATGCTGGCGATCGATGCTACAAGAATGCCGAGAGGTGCTAAGCCGGAGGTGCGCCCTGGTAAGATGCTCCTGACCAACGGAGACCCCAGAGAGATCTTGCAACCATTCAACTTTGGAGAAGTGAGTCAAATCACTTTCGCTCAGGCATCAGCCCTTCAGCAGATGGTCCAGCAGGCTACTGGAGCGGTAGACTCTGCTGGCATTGCGGGTCAGGTGAATGGCGAAGCCACCGCCGCAGGGATCTCAATGTCCCTCGGGGCAATTATCAAGAGGCACAAACGAACCCTGATTAACTTCCAGGAGTCGTTCTTAATTCCTTTTGTCAAGAAGGCCGCTTATCGGTACATGCAGTTCGATCCGGAATCCTATCCGGTCGCTGATTACAAGTTCAACGCCACCTCATCCCTTGGTATTATCGCCCGAGAGTACGAGGTATCTCAATTAGTGCAACTGCTGCAGACCATGAAACAGGATTCTCCTCTCTACGGAACGCTGGTACAATCTATTATCGATAACATGAACCTGTCGAACCGAGAAGAGTTGATTGCTTCACTGCAGCAGGCCATGCAGCCCTCCCCAGAGGAGCAGCAGGCAGCACAAGCCATGCAGCAGGCCCAGTTGGACTTCCAGAACGCCCAGACGGCCGCTCTCGGCGCACAGGCCGCAGAATCACAGGCAAGGGCTAACAAGTACGCCGTAGAAGCCCAGTATATCCCGATGGAGAAAGAGATCGAGAAGATCGAGGCCATCACCAGGAACCTGGATGAGGGATCTCAGGACGACAAGGAATTCGAGCGCAGAATGCGGGTAGCGGAACTCACTCTCAAGGAAAGAGATATCGACCTCAAAGAGAAGAGTTCGAAAGCGGAAGGCCAACTGATGGAGCGCCTGGGTGGAGGCTAAGCTCCTAGCAATCCTTGATTACCTTGATGATAACGGAGAGTTTGCCACAGGAACGCATGTTCTTGGTTCGTCCAGCCCGGACACAACTTCGTTTTCGGGCCTGGGCATTAACCGGGTTGCGGTAGCTGCATCCGGGTCAGCAGATACGAACGTAGCAGCAATTACGGTCACATCAAGCTCATCTGGCGGGGTACATGCGTATATCCCGGCAGGTCAGGGTGTGACACAACAGGCTTTGTTCCATACTCCGAGCAACGCCATCGGTGTGGCGAAGTTCCTGTTTGGCAACGTCAACAAGATATCAGGCGGATCATCCCCTCGGGTCACGCTCAAGGGCTGGGTGCACAACAGAACAGTTGACACCAAGTTTGAGGTATTCAGATACACCATTGATACCGCTACACAGAACAGCTTTAGCATTAACGAGCCGGTTGGCTTCAAGCTATCTGCTGGAGACATTCTGTACTTCACGGCAGATACAGACACCAATAACTCGACCGTAAGCTCGTTTAGATTCAGCCTAAACTTATATGACGACGAATAAGGAATAACAATATGATGATCACGCAAATTCAGTTTAATAAGGCCATCGAGGAAGTCAACAAGGCCTTCTCCGAGGTGAGGGGCAGACTATCGCTGGTCGAAGAAGCTCTCAAGACACTCGAAGAGGCCCAAAAGCAGGCTCCTGCGCCCAAAACAACCAAGAGAGAAAAAACTTCTTGACTCCGTTGAACTTATGTAGTATTATGGCTGTCCATTAGTCAAATTGACCACTTTTTAGTCAAATTCGCCAATGACACCAGAGCTTGAGAAATACTTTGATGACTTCAATGAGCTGTTCCACCATCACGGATACGCCCGGCTCCTGGAAGAAATCACCAATAAAATCAACAACCTGAACGATATTTCTCGGCTGGGTGGCGAAAAGGACTTGTTCTACGCTAAAGGCCAGATCGATGCTTACAAGACAATCCTGTCGATGCAGGACATTGTAACCCTCGCTAGAGAGCAAGCGGAAGAAGAAGATGTACAAGATATTTGATTTCAGGTGCCCTAATGGGCACTTGTTTGAGAAGATGGTAGACGGAAACACCAATGTCTGTAGGTGCGACTGCGGTGAAGAAGCTACCAGGCAACTGTCAGCCCCGGCATTCATCCTTGAGGGCCACTCCGGGGACTTCCCCGGAAGGCACATGAGATGGGTGAGAGAGCACGAAAAGGCTGGCAATCGATCAACTCCACAATGACGTTAGTCACGGAGCTTAATTATGGCAAGAGCTACAATGCTGGACCTGCCTCCCGAAGAGGAACAAGCAGACACCATTGAAAACGAAGTCGATGAGACTCAACCCTTACCCACGGTAGCGGAAGAGCAACCTCAAGAAGAACCTCAAGTCCCCGAGAAGTACAGGGGAAAGACCTTGGAAGAGGTCGTCCAGATGCACCAGGAGGCTGAAAAGGCTCTCGGGCAACAGGGAAACGAGGTTGGCGAACTTCGAAAAGTTGTTGACGAGTATATTGCATCGCAACAACCGGCACCTCAACCAAGCGTTGAGCCCGAAGATGAGCTGGACTACTTTACTGATCCACAGGCCGCGGTAAACAAGGCCATTGAGAACCACCCGAAGGTTCGGGACGCAGAGCTAAGCGCGGCGGAATACCGCAAGCAGGCAGCCCTCTCCCGGCTACAGGAAAAGCACCCTGACATGCAGAAGATCCTGCAAGACAATGCTTTTGCCGAGTGGATTCGTGGATCGAATATCCGAACACAGCTTTTTGTGCGAGCCGATCAGCAATATGACGCTGAAGCTGCCGACGAACTCTTTAGTCTCTGGAAAGAGCGTAAGACTGTAGCGGAGCAGACAGCCAATGTTGAAAAGCAAGCCAGGAAGAATCAACTGAAAGCCGCCAGCACTGGTGGTGGACAGGGTGTTCAGGATGGGTCAAGGAAGAAAGTCTATCGCAGGGCCGACATTATTAAGCTAATGAAAGACGACCCAGCAAGATACACCGCATTGTCTGATGAGATCATGCGGGCCTATGCAGAGGGTCGGGTCAAGTAGGAGACTAACCCATGGCAACAGCCACTTATCCCGGTGCGGCGGGTAATACCGCACTGACAGAGGCAGCAACTTTCGTTCCAGAAATCTGGAGTGACGAAATTATCGCTGCCTACGAGAAGTCGCTCAAAGTAGCGCCCCTCGTTAAAAAGATCCCCATGAACGGCAAGAAGGGTGATACCATTCACGTTCCTAAGCCGACCCGTGGTGACGCCAACGCCAAGGCTGCTGATACAGCAGTAACTATCATCGCCAACACTGAGAGCGAGCTGACTATCTCAATCGATCGTCACTTCGAATACTCACGGTTGATCGAGGATATCGTTGACGTACAGGCCCTCTCAAGTCTGCGCCAGTTCTACACGTCAGACGCCGGTTATGCGCTGGCTAAGCGTGTTGACACTGACCTGCACTCTTGCGGCACGGGTTTTGGTAACGGCGGCGCTATTGTGTTCTCTGACACCGTAGCTGAAACCGACTACCAGCACACAGGCTGTTTCTTCAACGACAACGGCACAACGACTCAGTACACGGACGACACCCAGGTTGCTGCTGACGTGTTCACGGATGCTTTCTTCCGCGACATGATCCAGAAGCTGGATGACAACGACGTACCGATGGAAGATCGCCACATGATCATCCCTCCGTCAGTTCGTAACGCTGTTATGGGTATCGACCGCTACGTGTCTTCTGATTTCGTAGCTGGCCGTGGTGTAAACTCCGGTCTGATCGGTAACCTGTACGGCGTGGACGTTTATGTATCGTCTAACTGTGCAACGATCGAAGCCGTTGGTGCCAACACCGCCGATACTTCTATCGCAACCCGAGCTGCACTCCTGTTCCACCGAGACGCTATCGTCCTGGCTGAGCAGATGGCTGTACGCTCACAAACTCAGTACAAGCAGGAATACCTGTCTAACCTGTACACGGCTGACTGCCTGTACGGTGTTGAGGTATACCGCCCCGAAGCTGGTTTCGTACTGGCTGTACCTGAGTAAGCAATACGGGAATGAGGGGCTTCGGCCCCTCTGAACCCTTCTAATTCTTTCGGGGAGTTATCTTGAGACAAGCAATCGTCAACTCTATTCGCCAGGGTATTCGTCAATCCATCCGTGGATCTGGCAACCCTGTCCCAACCTTTGGCTTGCCGCTTCAGAACTCCCTGGACACCAATATCGCGAGCACTCGCGCAACGGCGTCCTACACCCGCGCCACCACAG